GTCTTGGATGTTGTATTCAATAAAAGACTGATAATCTTTCTGATACCATTCACTAAATGTATCGTATGGATTTCCTGCTTTTCGTTCACCTAGTTCTACAAATGCAATGTGATCCAGTGTGTATCGTTCTTGGTTTGTATATGTAAACTTGCGATATAGATCAAAGAAATCTAACGCAGCAACACCATAGATATTATATACCTGATGTTTACGCCCCATCTGATAGACTTCACGTTCATGAACCTTACCCCAAGGAGATAACTTATTGACCATATCCTTATCAAGCACCTTTGCAATACGGTTGCATAGATAGGGAATATCAAAGAACTCAGTATTCCAGCCCGTGATAATGTCTGGTTCAATAGAAGACCATGTATCAAGAAACTTGAAGAGCAAGTCTGCTTCATCCTTGCACATTCTATAGTCCACATCATCACGATGGTTTTGGAACTCATGAAGACCCCAAACAATAATCTTTTTGTTTTGGTGGTTCTTCATAGTGATCGACAACATAGGTTCAGCCGCATCCTTTGGATTTGGAAAACCATTCTCGCACTCCACCTCAATATCAATGGTTACGATACACATTTGATCTTTATCCCATGGCACATCGCCGGGATATTTATCACCGATATAACAATAATTATATTGAGTGTTACCAAACACAAGATTCTGTTTCTTGTGTGAATTGTACCAATCCTTAGCCTCTGTAATAGAGTCGAACTTCTTAGGTAAGACATGCTTACCGTCTAGTGTTGTGTATCCAGTTGGTTCTGAAACGAGATTGAAAAGAGTTGGTTCATAACGAACCTTTCTCTTGATGCGTTGGCCATTCTCAACTCCTCTAACGAAGAGTTGATTGCCCCATTGAAGTACATTTGTGTAAAAGTCCATTATCAGACTATACCACCTTTATAGTTATTTGTCAAGGTCTATTTTTGATTTTGGGGGGTCTATTTTAGCTGTAGCATCAGTATTGTCCTCTCTCTCTTTCCAATTTGACAACACAAATTTTCTATGAGGATTGACAGATACCTTGAATCGTGACAGAGTATCACGATTGATAAGCAAGGTTGATCGAGCATCTTTAGTTGTAAGTCCAAGAGGCACGTTATCATATACCATATTGTTGAAAGATATCTTGGCAGATATGATAGGACGTTCATCTATTTTTACAACATGTTCTGGTTTAGACATTCCGATCAATTTACTAACAAATTTCTTGCCGTTCTTTTCCCACTTCACTTTTTTACCATCAATATCTAATTTATCCACTACAAACATTGACGCATTGGTTCCGTTTCCAGTGTCGAATTTAGCTCTGACCAAACCATAATCGACAACCTCTACAGTTTCATGATACCCTGCTTCTTGATTGAAAGCATATCTTCTATGAACAGGATTTTGTAGATACTCAACCATCAGTTTGACTATATCTTTTTCTTTTGTAGGTTCTTGTGGAACCGTAGTCATATCATAGTTTTGGAAGTTCGAGCCCATGCCAGGCGAACCGTTACACTCTAAGACATAAATTTCATTATTCACAATCGCATGATCAACACCAACCATATATGCACCTGTTGCTCTAGCAGCTGCAAGAACTTCTGCCTTCTCTTCTTTACTCATGACATAAGGTTCTGTCTTTGCGCCCATATGACGATTGGATCGAAAATCTTTTTCTGGTTTAATTCTCTTAGTTGAGGCAACGATACGACCATTAAGAACGATAGTCCTAACGTCAAACTCTATTTTCAAAAATTCTTGAATGATAAGAGGAGCATTGAATTTCCACAATGATTGAATAACACTCATCATGGATTCCATACTGTCAACCTTAGAAACACCGATACCTTGTGTCCCTGTCAAAGTTTTGATGATGACAGGAAACTTACCACCGATACGGTCATGAGCATCGATGATACTCTTTTCATTATTGACTAATGATGTACGGGGAGTGTTAATATTGTTTCGTTCAAACGTTGTGTAAGCTGACATTTTGTTATCACATGTTGCCATGCCATCACGGTCATTGATCATCATGCAACCAGCGTTTTGCAGTGTACCTAGTAACGCAAGACCAATCTCATCTTGCAGAACACCAGCACGAACAAACACCACAGTTGATGCGGTTTCAACCTCAATGTCTTTCTCATTACCGTCATGGTTTTTGATGGCAACCGTTCCCTTTTCGATATCATTATCTGATACCCAAGCTTCAGTTGTCACCACCGTATGACAAGTCAAACCTAAATCTGCACACGCCTTTAGTAGCATACCAGTAACAATTTCTGGTTTCTTTGCTTTTGAATTAGTCAAGATAAGAACTGTTATCTTATCGTGTACAACTTCTTCAGTTATAAAGGACTTGAACTTTTGCAAACTAGGCTTCCCGTTTCTTACCAATATTGTATTTTGTCTCTAACAACCATTCACTTTTTTCCTTGAAGGAAATTACCTTGATTTGACTCAAGGGCGCAGATGGTTCAGCTTCGCCTACAACATTAACCAATCCCCAATCGTTGAGAAGATTTACAATCGTATTTCTCCTTGCAATATCATTTTCAGATAGGTTTGTATTTTTTCCATCCAGAGCAAACAACTCCTTAAAATGAACAATAAAATACTTACCCTGCTTATGCAAAATATGGCAGGATTGATATAGTTTCTTTTCTTTTCTTGAAGCTACCCCAATTCGTGATAGTGTCTCTCTGACTTTTAGAAAGTCATCGGGCTGCTTTAGAGTTATCTCTAGCATATCCCCTTGTTTCCAACTAACTTCTTCCATTTCTTCCACCTTTATTTGTTCTTTGTTTTATAGCGGAAATCTGTTCATCATCTAGCACATCAAGAGCGGCTTTCGCCTTTTCATTATTATACCCATAATACTCTTTAACATATTCTAGATCATCTAATTTCTTCGCCTTCGCCCAAGGACTAAATCGTTTTCTTGGTCTAAGACTATTTAGGAAAAAATCAAACTGTAACTTTTTATCTATGTTTGGTAGTTGGTTAATTTCGTTGACAAACAATATAGTATCTTGAAATGGCATGAGGCATTTGTTAACAACGAAAGGTGGGTATTTCTTCTCCCACGTTTCATCCTCACTGTCCATCAAAGGTTCTTTTGTTTGGTTGATTGCGTTTAGATAATCTTTTAACTCATACATTAGGCTCGTCTTCCATCATTATAATTCCACAATCCGTCATAGGCCTCATCCAGTTCCATTTCTTTAGCTGGGCGGCGGTTCATTTCTCTTTGGTTTGCACCATTAAGAAGAGTCAACTCTTCTCGTAATCCACCATCTGCTAGTTCACCAATATAAAATGTACGAGGACGTTCTAGCATAGAAAACTCATACACCAATCTCTCTGCTTTAGACCCAATCAACTCTGTTATCTGTTCACGGTCTTCAGTAGTTTTGTGTTGAAATGTCATTGTCCCATAAATGGAATGAAACAACCCAGCATCACAGACATGTAATGGTGCGTCATTGGCAACAAGAATATCGTGAACACCTACAAGGTGTTGCATCAAAGTACCACCACTATGATGAACTTCGTCACATCCCATTTCAATAAGGTATTTAATTTTTGTAGTGATCGAGTCTTGCATCATCCACCTCTTCAGTAAAACATTTGAATACAATACAGCTTCTCAATTTGAAACAGTTTTTTGACACAGGCATTGCTTGGTGCAATCTTTTTGCTGGGAAAACCATCAACCTGTTTCCAGTGTATGCAATATGTTTTTCAATCTTTTTGGGTTGTTCTTTTTTATCTTGGTCATGGTCTGTCCATATGACAGTGCCACCACCCCAATCTTTTCTCCAATCCAGCAACGGATAATATATCATAGTAAAATCACCATCGTCACAATGAGGGCGAGGTTCAACGCCATATGTATGAGCATTAAAGTAAATTCTACGAAATCTGTCTATGCCATATTTCTCTTTAAAATTATATTTATACATGAAATGATCCCACATAGGAAGTAACCATTCAAATCCATTGTCAGTAATTTGTTTTGATGTTTTTCCAGCTAGGCGATGCCAATGATATATTTCTTGAGAATTGTCAGATTTGTGATAATAGTGCCATAAAAATTCTTTGTCTGACATTACATCACTGACAAATTTTGCATCATGATTAACCATGACATTATCATAAACGTGTATCTTTGATTCATTCATTATAAAAATCTAACCTCTCATTGTTACCACCATTTGCAATAGTTTTATATGTCACACTATAACGCATATCATGACAAATTCTTGCAACTGGTTCTGCACGATGCCAGTGATACGCATCAAACAATACAACCCGATTACCTTTGTAGGTAGCGTGTTCTAGAACTTCTAACTCTTCAAGTCGGTCCACACTGTTATCAATATCAGGCTCCCAGATAGTTGTTCCACCACCCCAGTGCCATTGGTTCCAGTTCATGATAGGATAATATAATAGAGTCATATTGCCCCCGCTACCATCTGTATGGATATGCGGCTCTTGACCATGAGTATGAACGTTTATATAAGCATCACCGTACTCTTCGATACCAAAGTCTTTTTCCAGATTAAGTAAGTTATGAATACCGCACCATAGTTCATGAACCCACAACATATCCAATTTTTCAAGGGATTTTTGGTTTTTACCCTTATTAGTTACCCAATGGCGATTAGGGCCTTCCTGTGGTTCCCAATCGCCATATTTTAATCCCTTCGGTAACTCAAACGGGTAGTAATTTATCCCTCTCATAGCAGTGCGACCAGTAGGACTATAGCTTCTTCCTTTGACTAAATTCTCTATCTTTTTTGCATCTCCCGCTGGAAGTACATCATCAAATATATACACACTCATTTGAACTTCCCCCTAGCCATAATCTCTGTTAAACAAGCGAGAGTGTTGATTTCTTGATCAGCAACAAAAGCTGACTTATATTGGTACTCACCCAATATAACAACAACATGGGGAATAGTACTGCCATCCACACAATCATACAAGTTATCGTAAAGACTACGGAAGAGACGTACAGGATCATTGTCAAGGTTATTAACAACCCATTTACGAACATCTGTGAACTCCTTTCTTTTCATGTGATCCATAAGTTCTTTTATGTTATCACTTGATATATTTACCAAGATGCCAGCATCTATTTTACCAGAAACAGAATATCTTTGTAATTCATTTAGAACTCTACGCCAATCGGGAAAATGTTTTTGAACCAACGCTGCAACAGCCTTAGTTTCAAATTCAATATTCTCATCTTTAATAATTTGTAAAGAACGTTTGAAAAACTCACCAGCAAGTTCTTGTTTCTCGTCCTTTGGAATAGAGAAGTCATACGTTGGGCATCTTGAGATAAGTGCTGGAATAATTCTATTCACATAATTACATGTGAGAATAAATCCACAGTTTGCACTGAACTCTTCGATGAACCCACGCAATGCAGGCTGAGTTGATTGAGGATTTAGATAATCTGCCTCATCCAGAATCAAGTATTTGCGACCACCATGTAATGACACAGTGGAAGCAAAGTTCTTGATCTTGGTTCTGAGAACATCAATACCTGACTCCTCAGAACCATTGACCATCATATAGGTTAAACCCAACTCATCAAGCACTGCTTTAGCAGCTGTGGTCTTTCCTACACCAGGCCCTCCAGAGAATGTTACATTAGGAATGTTGCCTGCAGCAACAAACTCTTGCAAGGTTTTCTTTAGTTGTTTAGGTAGTACGCACGATTGAATATCACTTGGACGGTATTTCTCCACCCATAAAAATTCTTCCATAATATATATTCCCCCTACTTACCATAATATGATTCTGGTTCAAGGGCAATAAAGTATTCAATATCCACGTTAGTGTTTTTGAAATTACTAATCTTATTCTTAGATACAGCAACCTCATAAGTTCCTGGCATCAGTTTTAGGTTTTCAACTTTGAACCAAAACTTATGGTCTACAGACATGGGCGTTTCATGATCCATTTTGTTATAGTCTACTTCCATAGCAAAGTGGTTTGCTGTATCGTTCTTCTTGTCAGTGACTCGAAGACTTCCATTTTCCAATACCATATCTGGCACACCAATAACAGCAGCTGCCTTGGTAATGTCAGATAGTTCTTTATCCGAAAATTTGAATGACACTTCACATTCTGGCATCGTAATTTCCCGTGTAACAGTTGTCACAACAGACGGATCACTATACCAGTATTTAAGAGATTTTCTAGAACCCTCATTACCCATCATTACAAAGTCATCTTGAAAATCCAAATCTGGACTTTCAAATAAAGACAAAGATGCAAGGAATTCATTTAGATCATAAATCGCCACATCCTTCTCAAAAGTTTCAGCTACTGTAGCACGAGCAACAATGTTTTTCATAGCAGACATTGTTGTTAACGTTGACCCTGCATTAATCATAAGGTTCTGATTGATTGTCGAATAGTTCTTCAATACAGATACCGTGTTATCACTTAGTTTCATTATAATTTTTCTCCATCTCATTAATATAAAGTGCAATGATTCCGTAGTGAATCACCTTCAACAAATCCTTGCGGTCTTTGCCATTCTTTTTTCCATATCGTTGGGCATATTTCATAATGTTCCCGATACAGAAACCTTCTCCATGACCACCATCTATGATGAACTCTGTGGCTTGAAACTTGTTCTTACCATAGTGTCCAACATAGGTAGAGTCGATGTATTCTTCAAGTTCAGCGAGAGCAGTGTCCTCATTGTACCTGTATGCATTATCCATCTTTTTGCTTTCCTTTTTGTTCATCATATAAACTTGCCTCACGGTCTGACATATATTTGCGCTTCTCTTCTTCACTGTCGTTTACATTCCAGTTCATAGCGATAGAGCGCCTTTCACCTTCACCAAAGAATGGCAACACTTGATGTTTCAACCACTGTGGGAATATGATCATAGTACCCTCAATAGGTTTCACATAGTCCTCTGTCTGTGGACGAAGTTGCATAAGGTCACGCATTGTGTTAACACCCCAACACAGATGAGTCCACCCATCAACGCCGCCAGATGCATTGTTAATTGTAGGAACATCAGGTGTATTTTTAATACAGTCTGGAACCTTTAACCACAAAAATCCAGAAAGACCAGCAACAGTTTTTACACCATGATCATGGAAGGGGTTGTAGTCACCAGCATATGCATGATTGCTCCAACACTGTGATACCTCTGCTTTTGCATCACGGTCATAACCCTTCTTCAGATAGGTAGTGCCTAATTGATTAAAGACTGTTTCCAGCTGCTGACCGACTTGGGTATCAAGAGGAAAATTCAGTTGAGCAGAACGCTCGTCTTCTTTCAGTTGGCCAACCAAACCATCAGCAAAACTTTTACTGTTTGGGATAATTTCGTTGTCAATATGCTCATTGATTTCATCAATAATTTCTTGTGGAAACTCTACTCTGAGAATATTGAAGTTTAGAATTGGACGCATAGCAATCTGCAATCCATTTGCAGACTCACCAGTAATCTCATTATATTCATCTGAACCTTCTGGATATGTATTACCACCAGCT